GTTATCGATATCCACAATCCAAATGCGACCGGCGCGGTCAACGAACTTCTGCATGATGCCTCCCTGAGTGTTATGAATCCTCTAAACCAACGACAACGCCAGCGATCAAGGACCAGCTAGGCCCGGTCCCACATTCATTCCGCCACCAGAACTGGACTGCGTTGGCTTGAGAGTCACATCAGCCGAGATGACCTCTTCGAGGTTCTGATTGACATTGAACGTCATCACTTCGCAGGTCAGGGTAAGAGTTCCGCCAGCGTCGCTGATGCCGACATCACAGGGATCACCGCTGCTCCACAATCCTTGAAGCAAGCCGAATGCGCTATCGCCATCCTTGTTCAGCACCGTGAACTCGATGGACGCATCCTTCAGCGTTCCGACCGTCGCGCGCCAGCCGTTGTTGGCACGAGTACTGGCATCGGCTTCGGCCTTTTCAAGGCTGACCGTTAAATCTTTGACATTGGTGATCTCGACGCCGTCGACGGTGAGGACGGCTTCGAGACCAAGTCTTACTTCTGGCATCGTGAATGATTCCTTATGGCGAACGTTTACTTAACTGAGTTGGCCCAAAACATGGGGAGCCGACTCCGGTTGGCATCCAGTGCCGGCTTCATGAAGGGGCGCTTGGGGTAATGACGAGGTTTGTTTTCACTGCGGCGCTCGTTTTCTTCAGCGACCAAGCGAGTGGCTCGATTGGCTTGTGCTGCGGTTCGCAACTCGATCCGCGCAAACTTCGTCTTGTTTCCTTGCTGCTTGATTCGGATCGGACCATGCTCGCCAACTCGAAAGCGATGTGGCTTCAGCTTGCGACGTTTGGTTGCCACGCCTCCGAATTCATGCAGGTTCCAAAGGCGGCCTGCGATCTCATTCACAGGCCCGATGATGACTTCGGTCTTGTTATTGGTTACTTCGTAGCGAATCACTCGCCTGAGCATGCCAGTCTGGGTATTCGGTGGGCTTCCTGGCTTTGATGGATTCTTACGCTTACGAATGCTCCGACTTGCTGTTTTACGGATGGCACCCCCGGCCTCGCTGATCGATGTAAAGGTGGCAGTTTCCACCTTCTTCTTGAGCTTTCGCTTGTCGAATTGAGTTCGAACGGTGAGCCTGATCATCGCGCCAGTTCAAAGGTTAAGGTCAACAAGCTTGTAAACTGACGCAGTTGCTCCCAGTGTTCGCTGGAGTACAGCACGGCATGTTCGGCCTTGATGCATCGAGCCGCTTGAAATGACACGAGCCGCTTCAAGCGAAACTCGTCGGCGATCTTTTCCACCAAATCAACTAGCGGGTCGATCTCCTCGTTGGTTCCCTTCGAGAACTTCTTCTGAACGGCAACATCCACGCGGCAGTGGTATCGATTGTGTGCGCGGTCATGAGGAAGTAGCTCGACGTCGCGAGGCACAACGCTCACGCGAAGTTCCTTCATGTCTTCGAGGTCGAAGTTGGGAACATACAATCGTTCGGCCACGAACTCAAAATCGAACTCGGCGGCATTGAGCTGAGCGGTAACGCTGTCGGCAACTTGTAAAACGGTCGTCATGAGGGATGGGATTCGATCTGTTTGGTATGGATGCGGAGTTTCAAACGGAATGGGTCGCTGTAGCGCCAAGGTGGGTCGCCACCAAGGGCCATCACTTCAAAGATGAAGGTGTGGTTGCCATCGATCTCGACGATCGTGTCACCGCGGCGAGGCAAAGTTCCAATGATCGACTGGAGCAGAGATTGCGTATCGATCAGGAAATCGCGAACTTGGCTGCGAGTGACAATTCCCTCGCCATCGTCCTGGTCGTAAATCGACTTGCCGATCGTGGCTTGGAGCGTGGCTCCAAGCTCTCCTCGGCGATATACGACCTGGCGAGACGCGTGCTGGGTGAGTTTGGAGGCAAGCCACTCCTGGCCCTTTTGAAGCATGTCTGTCATGACTCGGCTTTTGCTTTCGTGTTGCCCAGCAGCTTCGAGGCGCGGCGCTGGTACTCGGAAGCAACCGCATTGGCCTCTTCGTCAAGCTGTTGCTGACGAAGCGTTGTTTGACGAACGGGCTGGGCTGGTTCTGGAGTTAAGAAAGCAACGGGCGACGCTTGCTTGAGTTGCTCGGGTTCCCGTTTCTTCACAGGAAGCAGCGCAACTGCAAGCAGGACGACGACCACAATGATGGCGATGGCTAATAACATTTTTGGGTTGAACCTCATCTAGGAGAGTGGTTTGGGTTAAAGCAACGCTCAGCTAATGCCGCGTTTGATCAGAATGAACACGAGCAGAACGGCTGCGATTCCGATAAGTGCGACCGTGGCGATCTCGCCGGCCGAGAGCCAAAGGAGAGCGTTGCGAGTGTCTTTGGCTCCGTCGAACAGATCACGTACTCGATCCAGTGGCCGACGGTCTTCAGAGGGTGGCGTTGGGCAATAGCCATCGGGACAATCCTCGGCCGACAGATACAGCGTCGGCGTGATTGCATCGTCCCAGGAGTAACCTTTGGTTTTCACCGCGCCGGTTTTCTGTGCCTCCTTGGCCTGCTTGTAGAGCGTGTAGCCATGACGCAGATCCGAGTAGAGCTCGTCCGGGGTGCTCGGAATCATCGATCGACCGGCGGCGTGGATATGCCCGCCGGTTGCATCTTGGAAAAGAACCACCGGGAACTGTTCGGCAGGCACAATGTCGGCGTACCGAGTCTTGTAGATCGCATTGGTTGCGGTGTAGACCTGGAATTCGCAGCTTTCCTTGAGCGCAGCTAGTTGCTTGTTCTGCGTGAACCATTCCTGCAGTCGCTGACTTGTCGCATCGGTGTTAACGAACAGCGCGATCTGGAAACTCTTCTTCGGTGGAGGAGCCGCGGGATTCGAAACGGGAGTTACGACCAACGGTTCTTGAGCGGGCTTTGGAACATCCACGAAGTTCGGCGTAACGGGGACCGGTTGGGCCACTGTGGGCATCACGGTTGGCGTTACAACGGTCGGTTGCACAATTGTGGGCTGAACTACCACCGGCGCGGGATAGACGCGTTGTGGTGGGCAATTCGGCGGACAGTTGCGGATCTGTTGCTTGATCTCACCCTGGGCCTGCAGGTTAACCGACTGCGGCTCTTGCAACTTCTCGATCGTGCCCACACTTGGTGAAGTCGGTCGATAGTTGGGTACTGTCCAGCTCTGTTCAGGCTCTGGCTGCGCTGGCTTGTTATGCAAAGCCGTGAATACAATACCGAGGAGAATCGCGTGGACGATTGCCACCACGATCAGCCCCAGACTTAAGCGAATTCGAATCGTATCGTTGATCATGGTGATTACAGAACCTCATAACTTTGGTAAGGCAGTGAACTGCTGGGATCGTTGAGAACGGTTAGGGCAAAGCCTCCGTAGCCTGCCCACAAGCGGATGAACTGTTCGCGAGGTGTGAGTTCGAAGCGCCCCGGATAGTTGTTGTCGAGAATCGCGGCGTATTGCTTCCCATCTCGCTCGATCCAGCCGACGAACGTGCAGCAATGCGCCGGCTTCCACCACAGGATTGCTCCTCGCCTGGTTGCGCTGGCCCAATCCAGGAAGCGTGGGTCGGCCTTGAGCGTGAAGCTGTAATCGATGCCGGCCGCATCCAAGCGATCACGAAGCCGCGAATCCCACTCGCCATCGGCATAGGTCGCTCGCCAGCGTTCGCCAAGCTCGAATCTATTGAGCCAACGCAAGTGGTTCACAAGCGAGGCGTGAACGCAGCTCCCTTGACCAAGCGAGCCCGTCCAATTGCGCTGATGCAATTGCACCGGCAGATTGGCTGGTGGTTGCTCCGGCACAGGTGTTGGTAATGCACGAACATTGACGATGCCCGAATCGCAGCCAGCCAATACAAGCAGCATCAGTGCACAGGCTGAAATCAATTGTTTATGAATCATATTGAGCTCGTTGATAAAACTATTGACGGTGACGACTAACGCTGGACCGCAAACGCAGGGATCGTTTGGAGAGCCGAGGCTCAACTCGTGCCCCTGGTGCGGGCCAGCGGTAGGCGTCGCTAACTCTTGAACACCACCCACAGTTGCGGATTCGACTGCAGCGTCGAAGCCACGAAGCGAATGGGCAGCCCACACATCGCCTTCATCGTGACGTAGCGCGGATTGGTTGGATCGAATAACTCGCTTTCATACTTGGCGAGTTCTGCGACCTCTCCATTGGGAAGCCAGCCCTCGATGGTCCACTGCGATGGCGTCGATTGCTTGGCAATACAAAAGCAACTGCGGAACTCGCCCACCGAGATCCACTGGCTGACTTGGCCGTTTGCCAGACGCAGTGGCTGAACAGACCGTGCGCGATCGACAGTTACTTTTGCGATTGATCCCATGGCTTATTGACTCAGTCGTAAACGGACACAGCGGGTTCCTGGCGGCGCGGATTCGATCGCTTTGCCCATCATCGGGTGGGCATAAGCGTTCTTGACCACATGCCAACTGATCTCCGACCAGTAAAGGATCGTGCCAGCGGGAATGTTGGTGGTTGGATCTTTCACTACATCGAAGACGCCCCGCATCGTGATGTTGCCACGTGAGCCCGCACTAATCCCAAACTTAGCGATGCCCACGAGTCGGTCGACGACAACCACTGAGCCAGCGGCCACGTCGGACTCGGGGACGATCGGCAAGGTGTTACCATCCGCGACGAGGATGGCTCCTGCATTTATGATTTGTGCGTTGTTGCTCACGGCGTCTCATCACTGGCTCAGGCGAACGCGGACGAAGGAATCGGTGGCGGCAGCGTCATTGACGACTTTGCCGAGGTAGGTGGTGCCAACATCGTCAGCGACGACGCTGCCATCCTCGTCGACGTAGACCTTGGTGCCTGCTTCGAACTCGACAGCCAGGGCAGGGTCTTTGGGAATGTCAAAGACGCCTTCCACCGCGATCGAGCCAAGCGAGCCGGCCTTGATGTCGCGTTTGGTGATTCCCACCAAGTCGCCTTGGATCACAATTGATCCAACGGCAACATCAACGGTGGGAGTGAAGTCGACGGCCTTACCGTCATGAACGAATTGAGCTTGCATGGATTATGGAATCCTTGAGGACAAAGAATGGTTGGTTTCAGAGCGGTCAGGAGACGAGGCTTACTCGCCAGTGACCTTCACAGCGGCGCGTGGGTCTTGCGAGTTCACACCAAAGTCGATGTAAGAACGGAAGCCCATGCCAAGCGTGTTGGCAGGCATCTCAACGCGTTCGATGACCGGCGTGCGCCGACCATTGAGGAACACGATCTCAAACGCGGGCAGCACATTCGGATTCGCGAACAGATACCAGGCCGAGCCGCTGGCTCCCTGGTAGTAGCTGTCCGACAAATGCGGCGTTGAAATGACGCGATACTTGTTGCGGTGAGGGTTGTCGACTGGGATCTTGGTCGGCGTTCCTTGCGCGTCCATCATCAACTGAGCCGAACCCATCAGCAGTTCCGCATCGGTTTCGATCTCGACGGGAACGACCAGGAACTCAGGCCGAATGTTGATCGGCTTTTGGTCCTTGGCTTTGTTGCCTGGTCCAACCTTCTGCTTGCGGAAGGTGGTCTTGGCAACGGTCAGCGACTCGGGACCGAACTTGGTGTCTGGACCCGTTAGCAAGTTTCCGTTGGCCGAGGAGAAGAACGCGGTGTTCTTGAGCAGCAACGTGAAGAACAACTCGTCGATCGACTCAGCGCCACTGCGTCCCATTTGACGAGGGATGTCCATGAACGCGTTGAGATCATCGTTGATGATGTCGTGGCGAGTCAGCGCGAGGATCTGACCATAGGTATCAGCCTTGTTGCTGTACTTTTGGTCGGAAAGCTTGCCATGCTTCAGTTCACCATCCGGCGCGACCTTTTCGAAGCCGCCAGTGCCAAGCAAACGATAACGCGAGATCTCCTTGAAGTCGCTCACAGTTCCGATGCTGCACAAATCAAATGCTGCGATCGGTGTCGACTCATAGGCAGACAGAAGCGTCTTGTTCATGACGTTCTCAAGGATGCCGGGCAGCGACAGCGTCGAGAAGCCGGCGCGAATCGTTGCCGTACCATCACCGAACACGCGTGGAACATCGAATCCTTCGAGCCGTGCGCACTCGGCCACGAGTTCACGCAAACCGATATGTCGCAGCGGGTCGGCAGCGTTAAGCGTTCGCTCTCCATAGGCCTTGAGCAACTTGGTTTCGTCGAGTCCAACCGATAGACAGCAAGCTGCCTCGAGTACTTCGCGACGGTACATCGGTTGGCTTGCCTGCTGGTCAGGGGCCTTGGGTCGTTCGATTCGTAGCACTGCCAACTCCGTTTTGGTGACACTCCAGCCTTCCTCGATAGCGCGAGCTTCGATCTCGGCATGCTTGCCGGCGCAGACCTTGCGAATGCCTGCGATACGTTTGGATTCAGCGGCTGCTTCAATGCGCATCTTGGAAACTACTCCACTGGTTGTCGTCTGCTTGGGCTTGGCAGACAGTTCGAGACTTGCGTTAACTGGATCGAGTTCCGAATCGTCGGTCTCGGTGGTCTCGTCATCCGGCTCATCGTTGTCGAGGTCCTCGTCATCGCCAGCTTGTCCAGCTGCGATCCGAGCCTCGGTGTCATCGTCGGCACCTAGCGCCACAAACGACACTTCGCCGAGCGTTGACTTGCGTGCGATGTAAACGGGACCTTTGAACTCTCGACTGTTAGCGGTGGCGGTCTTGCCTTCAGGAATGAATACAACCTTGTCGGCATTCGCTCCGAGCGACGCCTGCCATGGGAAGCCGTTCTCGCTGGTAGCGATGACTTCCTGAGCGGTGTTGCCCACGCCCGAGATCACACCAGCAACTTCGAGCCGCGAATCGCCGACCATGATGTCATCGGTATGACCAACGATACTGGCACGATCATGGTCCTTGAGGATTGGGCGCGACTTGCGAGTCACTCGCATGCCTGCCAAGTCCACAACGACAGGGTAAGGCCAGCCACCAAGACGCATCGCGCCACCGGTGTA